CCTGGTCTGACGCTAAGAGCCAGATTGGAGCATATTCTTCTCTGGAGAATGCAAAGAAAGCCTGCAAGGCGGGTTACAGCGTTTTTGATAATTCCGGAAACGTGGTATATACCGTTGCCGAAAAGACATATACAAAAGGCGCAAAAATTACGCTGAACAATACCACATTGTATTCCTCCAGCACAGTCAAGACTGGAACAAAGAAATCCGGTACATACTATCTCTATGATGGACAGGTTGTAAATGGCAGAATGCGTATTACAAATTCTGCTGCAAACTGCGGAAAAACGCCTGCCGGTTCCTATGTCACCGGTTGGGTGAACAAGGCTGACATCTGATAACGATCCCCACGAGATATGAATTTTTCATATTTCGTGGGGATTTTTTGTTTTTCGGTACTCAAAAGCCATATTTCCGTCCTATGTAAAGTAGGAGGTGGTTTCAATGACAGATGCACAAAAATCTACTGTACTCACATTGCGTTCAAAGGGAATGTCGTTTTCTAAGATTGCAGAAACTGTAGGATTGTCTGTCAACACGATAAAATCCTTTTGCAGCAGACATAAAGGGCAGTTCTGCCTTTGCTGCGGCGAGCCAATCACGCAGCCGCCAAGAGTACGTCAGAAAAAGTTCTGTTCGGATAAATGCAGAATGAAATGGTGGAATGCTCATATAAAAGATGTTAACAGGAAAGCCATGTACGATTTTATCTGCTCAAATTGTGGTAAGCCTTTTCAGGCATACGGCAATAATCACAGAAAATACTGCTGCCACAGATGCTATATTCTTGCACGATTTGGAGGTGAAAAAGATGGATATTCAGAAGGAAGCCATGTACCAGGTGACGATGAGCATTGTAAAGAAGATGTTTCATGCAAATTTGATTTCGGAGGATGAATATCGTCAGATTGATACAATGTTCAGGGAGAAATACGAGCCGAAAATCGGCACATTATTCGTTGACTTAGAGCCTGAACAGCGGTAATATGTGTAGTGAAAGGAGGGCTGTTATGCGTAAAATCATCAAAATAGAACCTACGGAGCCCGTATTGCCAAGGCGAAAGCGAGTGGCTGCTTATGCTCGTGTATCAATGGAGTGTGAACGCCTTATGCATTCAATGTCAGCACAAATAAGCTACTATAGCGAACTGATACAAAAGAATCCCGAATGGGAGTACGCAGGTGTTTATGCTGATAATTTTATATCAGGAACAGAGACCAAGAAACGGCAGGAGTTTCAGAGAATGATTTCTGACTGTGAAAAAGGACTCATTGATATTATCCTTTGCAAGAGTATATCACGATTTGCCAGAAACACAGTGGATCTTCTGGAAACGATACGGCATCTGAAAGATATCGGTGTTGAAGTACGATTTGAAAAAGAGAACATCAATTCCTTGTCGGGTGATGGCGAACTGATGCTGACCATTCTCGCCAGCTTTGCACAGGAAGAAAGCCGTAGTCTTTCTGAAAATGTAAAGTGGGGCATTCGGAAACGCTTTGAAAAAGGTGATCCATGCAATCGAAATCCAATACTCGGCTATGAATGGGTTGATGACAAACTGGTCGTTGTCCCGGAAGAAGCAGAAATTGTAAAGAGAATATTCCGAAACTTCCTTGACGGAAAATCAAGGCTGGAAACGGAACGGGAACTGAATGCCGAAGGTATCACAACAAAGAGAGGATATCGCTGGATAGATTCCAATATAAAGGTTATTCTGACCAATATCACGTATACAGGCAATATGCTTCTGCAAAAGGAATACATTACCGACCCGATTACCAAACGCCGAAAGAAGAATAACGGCGAACTGCCAAAATACTATGTGGAAAATACGCATGAAGCCATTATAGATATGGAGACTTTCAGGTGGGTGCAGGAGGAAATGGAAAGAAGGAAAAAGTTAGGCCCTCTGGCAAACAAATCACTGAATACCTGCTGCTTTACAGGAAAAATCAAGTGTCCTTTCTGCCATAAAAGCTATATGCATGAAGTCAGAACAGACCGAGGTTATGCAGAATACTGGCTTTGTGGAAGCAGAAAGATAAAAGGCGGTCGCTGTACTGTCGGCGGCAGTATCAATCATAAGCACTTACAGGAAACCTGTGCAAAAGTACTTGGATTGCAGGAATTTGATGAGGCTGTTTTTCTTGAACGTGTGGATGTTATTTATGTTCCGAAGCGTGAAACATTAGAGTTTCATCTGAAAGACGGAACAGTTGTAACGGAAGCGTGTAAAAACACAGGCCATCAGGACTGCTGGACGGAAGAACGAAGGGCTGCCACTTCCTTGAAACGCAAAAATGGAAAAAGACCGAATCGGGCGGATATGACTTGTTTCTCAAAAGTGATTAAATGCGTAAGGTGCGGATGTAATTTCCGGAAAGGCACACGCACCTCTGCAAATGGCGACAAAGTTAGTCACTGGAGATGTTCGGAACATAAAGGATGTAATTCCGTAAGTCTTCGTGATGATTTACTGCGTACTATGGCAGCACAGGTTCTCAGCATCGATGCATTTAATGAAGAGGAGTTTGAACAGAGAATTGACCATATCGATGTGGAAGAAGACAGACTGGAGTTCTATTTTCGAGATGGTCATTCTGTAACGGATCATTGGCCAATACCAAGGAGGAAAAAATGCCAAAAATAACGAAAATACCTGCATCAATCAGCCGATACACATCAGCACCGATTGATGCACCTGTCAAGCGTAAGGTTGCTGCCTATGCTCGTGTGTCAACCGACAGCGAAGAACAGTTAACTTCATACGCTGCTCAGATAAGCTATTACACTGAATACATAAAAGGACGTGAGGACTGGGAGTTTGTTGGGGTGTACACTGATGAGGGTATCAGCGGTTGTTCCACCAAACGCAGAGAGGGCTTTCAGCGAATGATATCGGACGCAATGGCAGGAAAAATTGACCTTATCATAACAAAAAGTGTGAGCCGTTTTGCAAGAAATACTGTTGACAGCCTGACAACCATTCGTCTTCTGAAAGAAAATAACGTGGAGTGTTATTTTGAAAAAGAGAATATCTGGACGTTCGACGGCAAAGGAGAACTGCTTCTTACCATTATGTCGAGTATAAGCCAGGAAGAAGCACGTTCTATTTCAGAGAATGTAACCTGGGGACACAGAAAGCGTTTTGCCGATGGTAAGGTTAGTGTTGCCTACAGCCGGTTTCTCGGATATGACAAAGGCCCTGATGGAAAAATGGTTGTGAACCCGGAACAGGCCGAAATTGTAAAGCTGATATACCGTCTGTTTCTTGAAGGCATGACACCGCATACGATTGCTATTCATTTAACAGAGAAAGGCATTAAAACGCCCGGCGGAAAAGATAAGTGGAATGCAACTACAATCCGCCGTATTCTGACAAATGAAAAGTACAAAGGTGACGCACTCCTTCAGAAAGAATTTACTGTGGACTTTCTGACCAAAAAGACAAAGAAAAACTGTGGTGAAATACCGATGTACTATATCGAAGATGACCATGAAGCCATTATCGATCCTGCAGTATTTGATATGGTTCAGCAGGAAATGGAACGCAGAAAGACAGGAACATCACGCTATAGCGGTGTCAGTATCTTTTCAAGTAAAATTAAGTGCGGTGAATGCGGAGGGTGGTATGGGGCTAAGGTCTGGCACTCCACCGACCAGTACCGTAAAGTTATCTACCGCTGCAACAACAAATATAACGATGAGCGCTGTACTACACCGCACATCATGGAAGAGGAAGTAAAGGCTGTGTTTCTGAAAAGCCTGAATAAGCTGCTTGCCAATCGGGATGAACTGATAGAAAACGTAAAGCTGATTTGTGATAAGCTGACTGATACATCAGAACTGGAAGCCGAAAAAGAAAAATATGCCGAGGAAATGTCCCTTGTTGCGGATATGGTTCAGGCGGCAATGCTGGAGAATGCTCGTATCGCACTTGATCAGGAGGAATACCGGCAGAAAAATGATGTCCTTTCCGCACGATTTGAGGCAGCAAAGAAAAAGCATGACGAATTGGCCATGCGGATTGAAGAAATAGAAACACGAGGACAGAATCTCCGTCACTTTCAGGAAACGCTGGAATCCTTAAACGGACAGGTGACTGAATTCGATAGCGACCTTTGGGGTTCATTGGTTGATTACATCACGGTTTATGAGAACGGAGAAAAAACAGTTACTTTCAGAGATGGAAGTGTGATATAGAGGAATGATAAAATAAAGGGTCTGCTGCAGTATCTGCGTACTGCAACAGACCCTTTTTGTTTGACTCC